GAAAAAGAGAACCACTTGAGACATAAAGCAAAAAGAAAACTTAAAGCAATCAATTGAAACTTAAAGCAATCAATTGAAACTTAAAGCAATCAATTGAAACTTAAAGCAATCAGTTTTTGCATTTAATGAAATCTTGAAGGGGTCAAAAAGTTCAGTTCAAAAGAGAACAAAGGGGGAACAACCGGTTTTTTAATAAGATGACACCCTTTCACATTTTTTTATCAAAATCTTCACAAGCTTTTTAATTCCTCTATATACCATTAGAGGGACGACACCCAATAAGAGTATTTCTGGTAATGTTATCATAAGTTTTTAACTACTTTCTTTAATATGGTTGTGTAATGTGGGTTCTCTGAGTACGCTGTGAGACTGTTAATCAACACATACAGATTAAACCCTTCGTCTCTTAACTTTCGGAACTCCGAATAGTTATAGTTGTTCTCAACAATACGTATGAAGTCTTTTACACTATCACATTTATTGTCGTACACCTTCACACCGAAATCAGCCTTAGAGTTATCTAAAGGTTGCATATTGGGTTTCTCTAGGTCGAAGGTTCTTATGCCGAAAAGGTTATTGCCTTTTATAGTAAATCTAGAAGTCCCCCAACCACTCTCTAGAGCTGCAATACCTATTATTAGTTTACTAGGTATGTGTACAGGGTGGTCAATTCCTTCAATACACCCTTCTACCATACTTATAAACTCTTTCTTCTTATCATTAGCGTAACTTGTAGTTCCGAATAGGAATACAAATAGTATTACTAATAGTAATCTCATAGTTCTCCTTTATATATACGTATAGGGACTTTAACCCCCCTGGTTCTAATAAGGGTACTAATTAATCCATCTCGGTTTACCTGGTTTTTTACCAGTAGCCGTTTCCATGAACTTATCCAAATCAGCCCACAATAAGTCATCTTTGTGTTGTTTGTAAGACATAACCTGGTCTCTATCCATTCGCTCTATCCAATAAGCTACTCCAATAGCTAAAGCGTCTAAAGCGTCATCATGTTTCAAAGCACCCCTGTCCCTAGTTATTCTAGTCATTTGTTTAAATAACTGATGGTCTATAGGTAGCTGAAAATCATTCTTTATCAATTCTTGTGACACTACAAGCCTGTGTTGGTTCATAACAGGTTCAAGGGTATCTATAATTCGTAATTCCTTTTGCTTAGAGTGTCTTACCTCTTCAATAGAGCAATTGTGAATTTTAGACATAACTGGTTTAAGTAAAGCTGTAGCCATACCGTCACCAAAGTTACTCTCTATGATTACCTGGTTGACATCTTGCTGCTTTGCTATGGTTGCTAACCTTTCAAGCGTAATGTCGCTGTAACCCCCCTCTAAAGCCCCACAATCGGTCAAATAAAGCACTCCGTGCAACATTTTGACTACTGCGTAGCCTGTACGGTCAGCACCACGTCCTGAAGGGTCTATGCTCATCACAGAGCCTTCAAACTTAGTGTATTCAGGGCTAGTGTACATTGGGGCTACCCAATAGTCTCCTTTAAGCCCTACGTTAGGTAATTCGCTATCTATAGCTTTAACTTGGTCTGTTCCTGAAGCCCATTGTATTTTAGCTGGTGCTTCTTTCCAAGATTCTACTCCTGAAAGAACTATGCAATCGTTAAGCTTTAACGGATAGCGTTCTAAGTCAGATAATGTTGTATCTAACATAAACTGTAATTGAAAACCACTACGACCATAAGACGCTTCACGTTCCATTAAGTCTACTTCATCAAATCGTTTTGGGTCTGTAGGTTTGCCTTTAAGCTTAGGGTTTTGTTTAAGTTCATCTCTAATAATATGAGCAAGTTTACTTCCTAAGTTAATTGTCTGTACTTCTGTAGGATATAAAGCTGTCCATATCTTAGTTTTGAATCCTCTTTCCTCTAACTCATTATATAAACTCATTTCAGTCTGAGGTGTTCCTAAGAATATAATACGACCAACATTAGGTTTAATAATTGCGTCAAACTCTTTGACAGTTTCGCTAAGTCTATCTCTCATTAATTGTGTTTGGGAATTGTTAGCTGACTCCACGTCATCTGCGATTATTAAATCTGCACGTGAACCTGTAAGCTGCGAAGTGACACCTAAAGATTTAACTGAAGGTGCGTGTGAAGCTCTTGCTGGTGCGACATCAAAACTAATTTTAGAATGTCTTTGGTCATCTCTTGGAATCAAATGCCTTAAAAGGGGCATTTCTGAGATTAACCTTTGTGTAAACGTACTAAAATCATCTGCTCTGTTTTTACTAGCTGAAACCACTAGAATATTTCTTTGTGGATTCATAAGTAACTGATGGCATACATAAGCACTCGTAATCCAACTTTTCCCTACTCCTCTAAATGCTTCTATAACTAATCTTCTATTGTCTGTTTCTAAAAAATCAGCTATATCATATTGTATAGGTGTGGGTTCAGGTAGAGTCAAATGTTGCCATGCCAAATATAAAAAGTTTTTAAAATTCTTTACACCTGGCTCTATTTCTTTTTGTATTCTTTTTCTAACCATAATTAAACCAATTGTAAGCTGCGTATAGAGATAATACTAAATACATTACTTCCATACATTTTCGTGGTAGGTCTTTATCTTGATGTGAGGCGTATATCCAAATAAGAGTCCCCATACTTGCAAGACTCCAACCAATCCATTGTAAATTAACATTTGTACTAGATAATATTAATATCGAGACAAATGCTAGAATAAATCCTAACCATCTAAAGTTACTTCTCATCAAACGGCAAGTCGTCTGTAATAGTCTGCTTAGGTTCTTCATCTATTTCTACTCCGTATGTTTTACAGGTATCTAAACAAACTTTCAGTTCACTAGCCGTCAGCTTTTCTCCACTGGTAAGCATTTCATAAGTTTTATCTACTAAAAGTTTAGGTATTGCTTTAGTTTTTGCTTCGTAAGAATTAACTTTGTGAGTCATTGTTATATCGCTATTAATATAATTGAATATATTAAGAATAATATAAACTTAGTCTTTGCACTTCTCATGTCCCAAAAATTCAAGACTTTATCTTTCATGTCAGGAATTGTGTAGCCAAATATCATAATCTATTTCTCCATTTTGTTAATTTAGTCGTCATCATCTTCTTTAGGTCTTACTTTACCAAAGATAATTTTATAATTTACTTTAGTTTTTTCTTCGAACTTTGTACTGAAGGGATTTGTAGAGATTCCAATAGATTGTCTTACATTTTCCCAACAACCTGTTAATAAAACTAAAAATATAATTAATAAAAAATATCTCATTATTCATTCTCAACCTTTTTCTTCTTTTTCTTATTCTTTTTTTCTTGTTTTTTAATATTACGTTTAATAATATTAGTATTCTTTTTTATCTGCTTAGATAATATGACTTGTCCTTGTTGAAGTTTAAAAACTTCTTCTTTCATAGTCCAAGTTTCTTTTAAATTCCAACCAACTAAAGCAATTAAAGCTGCTAAAGCTAATCCGACTATTTTATCTTTTAAATCCATATTAGTTACAGTTGTTCTTATCTAGGTCAATTGGTTTATCTTTATAAAACCAAAACCAACTAGATACTTTTGTTCCTTCTTGAGTATAAGTGCATTTCTTGCCTATGGCACACGCACTTACTAAAGTAAGGAATACAATTAATAGTATTACTTTGTTCATTTAGTCTGTTCCTTCCTTAAAAGGGTTTTCACGTTTAGTATTAAATAATTTCATATCAGGAAGTGGTTCTAATTCATCTTGTAGTTTTTCTGATTCTGTTTTATCAGATTTCCACTTTTTATACCCTTTACTCCAATCTTCTCTATGAAGTAAATCCCATTTTGTCCAAGCCCAACTATTAAGTTGTCCTGTCCAACCTTGAATCCATAAGAGTATTCCCATTTTAATATTTTTAAGCATTTATTTTATCCATTATGTTCATAAGTTAAATCCTGTGCTTGACTAGAATTACATTCACAATTAGTACAATCCTCACAACATTCTCTGCTGCAATGACAAATGTGATTGCATTTTTTACAATTCATATTCTCATCAGCCATTATTTTCCTTTTGGTAAGCCACTAGCTAACCAATCCATAAATTTTTTAAATGGTGAGCATATAAATTTAATTATTTTTTTAATCATTGGTTTGTATATCCTGATGAATCGTATTTATCTTTTATTATTTTAACGACTCTCATTTTGTCGCTGTACTCATCTTTTTCAATAATAGCGTCTACTTGTCCACATTGCATACGCACATTTTGAGGATTAACACTACGTTCAACTGTTCGTTTTGCTTTCAAACAATCGCTCATCTTCTGAGACTGTATGTACGTGTGTTCTATAATGCCACCTTGGTAAAACATACATAAAACTATCACTCCACTAATGATTGTTTCCATTTGCAAAACTCCTTTGTTTATCTTTTAATTTTTCTACATCTGCTTGTAGCTTTTCTACAGCTTTATCTAAAGCTTTTATATTAACTTCATTATGAAGCATACCATCTACTCTTATTTCAAGTTTATCTGTTTGCTTATACAATTCTTCAATAAGCATAAATTGTTCTGAGTCAGCCGGAAGACTTCCTAAAAGTCCACGAGGCCAGCCTATTCTAAATTCAGAATTAAGAATTAAATCTTTAGACATAATTTCTAATTGTGTACTATGCTGATTTAATTTTTCTTGAAATGAAAAGAAAGCCCAAGTTCCAATAGCTACTATTGCTATTAAACTTGCAACTGTTTTCATAGGCATTTGAACTTTTGCTTCTTCTGAAATCTTCAATGCCATTTTTATTTTCTCTTAATTAAATCCGTAGCTTTCAAACCATATACAGAAGCTATTACTCCTACAAAAATTGTTTGATACCAGAATGGAAGGTCAGAAAAATATTCGAAAAATAATTTCATCTTGTCCATAGCACTTGGGTCTTCTGAATAGACTGCTATTGACAACATTAATATTGGTAAACTTAAAAGTACCAAAATAAATTCGTCTTTCCAGTCGGACTGTCGTGCTTCTAATAATTTGCCAGAATACTCTAACTGTCCTGTACTCATTTTCTCTGCGTGTTTTAATTGAGCGTCACTCATTAACATTTTAGTACGTTGACGATTTTTAAAAATATGTCCACCTACTTGTGTCACTAATTTGATTGCACTAAATATCGGAAAAGCCATTTACTTTTTCTCCCTCTTGTTTTTGTTCTTGATAACAATAAAAATTAATTGCTATCTTTCTTTCTTTTAAATCATCATTCATATATAAAGCTGAATTTTTTATAAAAGATTTACATTGTTCAAAGGTTTTAAACTCCATAGTTACTGATTTGTTTACAATTGGCATTGCACCATTAAAACACATAATAATTTCTTCAGTCCCCATTGATAAAAAGCAAATGATAGCCATTACTTTTATCATAATATTAACTTATTAAAAAAGATTTAAGAACCAATACGAGTTGACCAAATATCATAAAACCTACTGTCCATAATATTCGTTTTGTTTTATCAATAGAAGCTTGTAAATGAACTAAGTGATTGTGTTCAATGTTATGTAAAGATTGTTGTATTAGTTTAATATCGCCTTTTACACGTTCTATCTCTACATTAAGTTCGTTTACGTCTTTCATATCGAATATTTCCTTTGTTATCTATTATAAAACTATTGTGTCTGCTTCAGCTTCAGTTAATGCTTCTCCTGCAATTAACTTTGCTTTAGCACTAGCTTTGTC